GTCTCCTCCGTTAAACCCGTGCTTATCTAGAAGAATGTTTCTTTGGGAACACTCCTAGACACCCACGGTCCGTCTCCGCGTTCTCCCGGGAATTGCCTCCATCGCTTGGCATACTTCCCACGTGTGGACATCGGGATCTTGAACCAGAATGGCTCTCGATCTTTAATCCCCACGGCGCGCGCGATTATCCTTTGGACTCGAGATGAGTCTTTAGGAAGAAACTCCTCAAGGTCATCTTGAGGCATGGTGTGAAGTGTATACACTAAAGCACCAAGCCCTCGGACATACCTTTTAGAGACGGTGAAAGAGAGGACCCGACAAGAAATCCCAGATTGATAATTGGGTTTGTTGGGTTTGTGTTTAATAGTGGTAGGACTATAGGCTTGGTAAGCCCGAATGTCCATCTCCCCTATAGGGAGAGCAAGGCCACTATCATCCTCACTATCGAGAGGCACCACGCAATCGCGTGGCAGCCCATAGGAAGCTGCTCGCCAAGCAGGGCGGAGAATATCGTCACAGACGACACCTCCCCCCCACATATGTGCGAGCCGGCGTAGCCGATTAGCTCCTCGATAGCGCTCAAGCAAATTACCACAACCGCGAGGGTCAAAGGTATCGCATAGAGCTTCTTTCTGGTAAATCGGGGTGACGTCCTTTCCCATGAAGTAGTGCTTTCCGCACGATTCTCTGAATTGTCCATTCACGTAGCTCTTTTCAGGGTTTATAGAAAACCCGAGAGCCGTGAATGTACGTTCCAGAAGGTCATACGCAGCACAGGGAATTAGGATATCGTCCCCATATACGATGGATCGCGCCCTCTTCTCGGTTCTCAGGTCGGTGATCTTTAGCTCATCTATGGCCGCTTGTGAAAGCGCCCAAAAGATTAGGGTCTCGAGTTCAAATGTGAACCCGTTTCCCATGCTGCTAAATTTGTGGAGGCCAACCCACCCTTGTTCAGGATGGAGATAGGCATGACTCCGCAAGTCATCGAGTAACTGAAACCAAGATTCAGGTAGAAGGGTTCGCACCACTTCAATCGCTATTAGATCGGAAGCACTAGAGAGGTCGATTGTTGCCCAGCCGTGTTCAACGGCCGTACGGGCACCCTCTTGATTGCGCGATTGATCTTGTAGATCAATTCCGACCTGTCGAAGAAAACGCCTAAGGAGTCTGCCAACGCCACTTTGTAAGTAAGCATTAGCTGTCGGTTCAGCGAGAGCTGACCGATTGCCTTTAGCGTTCTTGGGAACAGAGAAATACCTTGCCCCTTGCACAACATCGAAACACTTGTTGAGCAAGACGGTTGGGCCCTCTACCTCAGGGATAAAGGATCGTAGCCACTGGAAATCGGTTGAAATAACCCGACGAAAGTGGCGCAAGGCAAAAGCGGAGACAGATGTTGGGTCCTCAAGGACCTTGTTGTCTACCTGGGCGTCACGCCTCTTGACAGAGAACGTAGCGCCAGGCCCCCATTTGCAACGCGACATCCAATCATCAGGAGGTCTCTCACCGAGTAAAGCCAGAATTTTTCGCTGGGCCCGTTGAATTACGGTACCAACGGCGATATCTTTCAATCGCAGCCGGTCTTTTCGGAGTCGAGAATTGGTGATCGAACATACCTCTTCAGAAGCTTCGAACTTCTTCAGAGCGACAGCATTCAGGTCGTAACCAGTCTCTAGGTCCATGTACTTAGATAAGTACGAAACCACGAGGTAGTCTTTCCTAAAGCTATCAACGTCGCTATACCACTCAGGGCGGATTTGAGAATCCGCCAATTGGACATGCTCCTTGTAGTTATACCGGAGCCACATCCCGAGTGATACTGGCGTGTCCAGAGACTCACAGAGCCCTCTGAACACTCGATCCATCACGTGAGAACGTATCTGGCCAGTCATTGTCTTCTCCTAGTGGAGCCTTTAGTCTGTTAGGACCAGAGGTCTTCCAAATTGTGGAGGACAGCGACCATGACCGAATGAGTGAGGCCATTCTCATAGAGGGCCTTCAGATTCTTTCGGTCGGTCAGAGTGGATCGAGTCGGGATGAGAAATTCCCCCTTACCACGGAGAGTATAGGCGACCTGCGGAGCAGGCGTAAAACCTTCCTCATTGGGTCCGGAGGAGGCCTCAAGCACAGGGAGATCCACACCATAACCGATACGATATACCGGTGAGATGCGGTTCCCAAAGCGCTCAGGCTCACGAACAGAGACCCACAGACGGCTATAGCCGACGGGGACTCCTGACGATCGATCGATAAAGCTCGATACGTCGTTCGCGTCTCTGCCATTGGGGTTGAAAGTGTGGGACACCGGAGTGTCTTGTCCGTCGTTGATGACGATTGGCGCCAATTGTGGCATGGTTTTCTCCTAAGCTGGAGTTAGCGTCGTTTTAGAATGCGATCTAAGACCAAGCGGTCGAAGAGCGCGGCGGCGGATATCATCTGGGAACTCCCTAAGTCGAGATCGACTGTGGGCAGACGAGGTAGAGGATGATCGGACAGCACTTGTCGATCAAGGGACTTAAACGATTGGGAGGCTTGTAAGGAAGATTTCCTATAAAAGCTACTCTTTTTCGTGTAGTCTTTCTCTACCATTTCCTCAGAAAGAATAGTGGAGGTTTCCCAACCATCTATCCATTCCCACCCTGAACCTAAAGCAACTTCCAAATTGCTCAGGTAGCCGCCGACGTTGAAAAACCAGTCGACGACGAAACTCAAGGGGACCAACTCCCATGCAATGAGAGCAGGATTGAGGCTTGTAAGTCTCGCAAGATTAGCATTAAACTGTGAGGATTGACGCAGAGTAGCGCCGATCTCGTGTCTAACACTAACCGTTCCGGAATAGGACTCGTATTGACTTGGAATCTCTTCCGAGACATCTTCAGTCAACGTGGCCCTACCTCTCGCTCGGAAAGTTTCTCTTTTGTCCAGCCGAAAGGTTGCGGCATTATAGACATCTGACATTGTGGGACGTATAGCATACGCCCAAGTCAGCCAACTTGAAGAGAGAACTTCCCTCGGGTTACGTACCGCCCATCTAGCTAATCTTCTCAGCTGTCGGGCAGAAGTAACTGCGGACCTGAAAAGCTTCACAGTTTCTGGCGCCTCTGCTATAGCAACCGCCAGGTTCAAGTCGGAATCCCGAACTTGACTGTTGAAGCGCGAGAGTGCGGTGTTGTAAACCGCGTCTTTGAGGGATTGATTCGGTAAGTGAGGTCGTCGGGATGGGTAATACCCTCGTGACCCCTCATAAGTCGAACGAGCATAGCGATCTTCGGTGATCAAGGTGCCTGTGAAGGCTGACCTCGATTCCTTATTCCACCTAAGTGGATTTGACCGCTTATGATCACCCTCGGTCTGAAAGAGCACATTGAAGTTTTCGCTGGCTTTAGGAACTTCCTTAGACCAGCTTGTTGTGGACTTATAAATGTAGCTGTAAACAGACACATTCATTGTTCCACTCTTCAGTATGCTTCTACTTTCCATCAGACCACCCTTCATCACACGCCAGACACTTCAGCAGTTGAACAACTGCAGGAAAGTCCCGGTCCCTGAAGACTCTAATGAGAACAGAGTCCCACAGGTTTATCGTACCATCTGGAGTTTTGTTGTACAACCGCAACATCACAACGTGAAGCCAGGCATCGTCAATGGTGAGCTCTTGGTTATGTACCAACGAGGCAACAACTGTTTGATCGAATGTCATGTTTTTACGTTTGACGGCAGTGCACACAATGATAACTCCTTTGGTTGATGAAGGTCTTTGTTTTACTGGATGTTCTGAGTGAAAACTCAGGTCCAGAGGGCATTGAGTTGCCCGAGGGGAGAAGGTTGGTCGAGAGATCAATCTCTC